GAATACAAAGAATCACGTGGTGATTGGGAACAATCATACAGAGAAGGTTTAGAACTTTTAGGTTTTAAATATGAGAGAAGAACAGAACCTTTCAGAGGTGCATCTGGTGTTAATCACCCTGTACTAGCTGAAGCGGTAACACAGTTCCAAGCACAGGCTTACAAAGAATTGCTTCCTTCCGATGGACCAGTAAGAACTCAGATAATGGGTAACATAGATGTTCCAAAAGAAGAACAAGCAAAAAGGGTAAAAGATTTCATGAATTATCAGATCATGGATCAAATGAAGGAATACGAGCCAGAGTTTGATCAAATGCTTTTTTACCTCCCTCTTTCCGGATCTACCTTTAAGAAAGTCTATTACGACGATCTTTTAGGTAGGGCGGTATCAAAATTTGTACCGGCTGAAGATTTAGTCGTGCCATATTCTGCAAACTCTTTAGATGATGCAGAGGCAGTCGTTCACGTAATTAAAATTTCAGAAAATGAATTAAGAAAACAACAGGTGTCTGGTTTTTATAGAGACATAGAATTAGGTTCACCACCTGTTACAGAAAATCAATTAGAAGATAAAAAATTACAATTAGAAGGAATTTCTAAAGATGGCCAAGAGGATCAATATACTTTGTATGAGATGCATACTAATTTAGATCTTGAGGGTTATGAAGACGTAGGAGAAGATGGAGAACCTACTGGAATTAAACTTCCGTACGTTATTACAATCGCAGAGTCTAATAATAAAATTTTATCTATTAGAAGAAACTATAAACAAACTGATCCACTGAAGAAAAAAATAAATTACTTCGTGCAATTTAAATTTTTACCTGGCACAGGATTTTATGGTTTTGGTTTAATCCATATGATCGGTGGTTTGACTAGAACAGCTACTGCAGCATTAAGACAATTACTTGATGCGGGTACTTTAGCAAACCTACCGGCTGGATTTAAATCTAGAGGTATAAGAGTTAGAGATGATGCACAACCTCTACAACCTGGAGAGTTTAGAGATGTAGATGCACCTGGTGGAAACATTAGGGATCAATTTATGACTTTACCTTTCAAAGGTCCTGATGCAACTTTACTTCAGTTAATGGGTATCGTTGTTAATGCAGGTCAAAGATTTGCAAGTATTGCAGACTCACAAGTTGGAGATATGAACCAAGCAGCTGCTGTTGGTACAACTGTTGCATTATTAGAGCGTGGTTCAAGAGTAATGTCAGCCATACACAAAAGATTATACGTAGGATTAAAACAAGAATTTAAATTATTAGCAGAAGTATTCAAAACATATCTACCACCAGTGTATCCTTATGATGTACCAGGTGCTAGACGTGAAATTAAAATGCAAGATTTTGATGATAGAGTAGATATTTTACCTGTAGCAGATCCAAACATCTTCTCACAGACACAAAGAATATCTTTAGCTCAATCTCAATTGCAACTAGCGCAATCAAATCCTCAAATTCATAATTTGTATCAAGCATACAGATCTATGTATGATGCGTTAGGTGTTAAAAATGTTAATGCAATCCTACCTCCGCCGGCACAACCAATGCCGATGGACCCTGCATTAGAACATATTATGGCTATGTCAGGAAAATCTATACAAGCTTTTCCTGGCCAAGACCATAAAGCTCACATAGATGCGCATTTACATTTTATGGGTTTAAATCAGGTGCAAAATAATCCACCAGTTTTAGCAATTTTACAAAAAAATATTTTAGAACACATAAGTTTAATGGCACAAGAACAAGTACAATTAGAATTTATAGAAGAATTACAAGAAATACAGATGATTCAACAACAAATGCAAGCTGCAGGAGTTCAAAATCCTGCGATGGCAGCTGGAATGATGCAAAATCCAGCTATAATGCAACAACAAAAACGTGTTGTTGAGATAACAAATGCTATTGAGTCAAGAAAAGCTATCTTAGTTGCAGAAATGACTAAAGATTATGTTGCAGAAGAAGAAAAAATTAGCGGTGAATTTGGTGGAGATCCACTTGTTAAGTTAAAAGCTAGAGAAATTGACTTAAAAGCAAGAGATAATGCTAGAAAAGAGCAAGAGGGACAAGAAAGATTAGACCTTGATAAAATGAGAGCAATGATGACTCAAGAAAATCAAGAAGCTAAGCTTAAACAGAACGAAGAGTTAGCTGGATTACGTGCTGGTGTGTCTCTAGCTAAACAACAAATGGCTGATGCAAGTAAAATTCACGATTTCGGTAGAAACTTTAAGAAAAAATAGATATAAATCATAACTTAAGGAGTTAACTATGGTTAAACATAAAAAAAATGGTCGAGACAACGTAAAAGTTGTACCTGAACTTGGTGCTAACGCAAAAGGCGAGCAACAAGGTGGGATTCCAGTTGAAATGACTGATCCGTTTACATCACAAACAGTTGATGTAAAAGGCACAAGACGTATGAGACCAGATAAAAAACCTGTAAAAGCAACTTGGTACTAAATCATGTGGTTATCGGCGATTAAATTAGCCGTCTCTGCAGGAAGTAAGATTTATGCTAACAAGCAGAAGACGAAAATGGCTATGTCAGAAGCGCAGCTTATGCACGCAACTAAAATGGCTCAAGGTCAAGAAGCTTATCAGGGTAAATTGCTAGAAGCCCGACAGTCAGACTGGAAGGACGAGGCAGTTTTATTAATTCTCAGCGCGCCGATAGCGGTGCTTGCCTGGGCAGTTGTGAGTGACGATCCAACCGCGATGGACAAGGTAAAATTATTCTTTGAATATTTTTCTACCCTCCCGTCATGGTTTACAAACTTGTGGATCCTTGTCGTTGCGAGCATATATGGTATAAAGGGTACACAAATATTTAGGAATGGAGGAAAAAAATAATGCCTAATAGACGATTCAATAAACAAGTTGCTAATCAGATGAAATCTGGTGGCAGAGTAAAAAGAGCTGGTGGCGGTATGGGTGGCAGAACTGGAGACATGATGTATTCACGAGGACAAGGTATGAATATGAAGTCAAAAAGAATGCCAACTGAACTTATGGACAGAGGCGCTATGAGAAAAGGCGGCAAAGTTGGTAAGAAAAAACAAGGCTACAAAGCTAGAAAAGACGAATCTATCGCTATGAGAATTCGTAAGAAAAGAACTAAGAAGCAATTAAAAGCTTCTAGAGATGAATCTTACGGAAGATTTGGAAGTAAGGCTAAAAAATCTGGTAAGATAAACAGATAATGAAAGGCCAAAAAAAAGTTAGAAAAGTCATGCGTGAGTTTAAAAAAGGTAAACTCAACATTGGCGGTTCTAAGAAAAAAGTCAAAAACAGAAAGCAAGCAATTGCGATTGCTCTTTCTGAGGCTGGCATAAGCAAAAAAAACAGGAGAAAATAATGTTAAAGAAACCGCCTGCGGGAAAAAAAGGTAAAGGTCTACGTGCCCTTCCTAAAGCCGTTCGAAATAAAATGGGCTTTATGAAAAAAGGTGGACGAGTTAAGAAAAGGAAAAAATAATGGCTGGAAAAGGTTTGTACGCAAACATCCACGCTAAAAGAAAACGTGGTGGCAAGATGAGAAAGAAAGGTGCAAAGGGTGCGCCCACTGCAGCTAACTTTCGAAGAGCCGCCCAAACAGCGAGAAAAAGATAATGACTAAACTATGCCCTCGAGGAAAGGCTGCTGCGAAGAGAAAATTTAAGGTATATCCCAGTGCATACGCAAACGCATATGCTAGCAAAATTTGTGCGGGTAAAATTAAAGATCCCTCTGGATTAAAAAGAAAAGATTTTAGAGGTAAAAAAGCCAAAGGTGGTTTGATGGGTGAACTCAACAGACCAGACCGAGGTTATAAAAATGGCGGTAAGGTTGCTAGAGGGTGTGGTGCTATCATGTCTAACAGACGTAAAAAAACAAAGATGATGTAATGGCAAAGAATGGTCTTGATAAATGGTTCAAACAAAAATGGGTAGATATTGGGAGCAAGCGAAAGGATGGTTCTTTCGCAAAGTGTGGTCGTTCAAAACAAAAGAAGGACGCCAAGCGGAAGTATCCAAAATGCGTCCCACTTGCAAAAGCCACACGGATGACCGACTCGCAAAGGGCGAGTGCTGTCAGACGAAAAAGAGCAGCCGGTAATACAGGACCAAAACCTACAAACGTAAAAACATTTGCTAAAAGAGATAGAAAAGCAGAAGGTGGATCTGTAGGTAATTCCATGATAAGACAAGCACAAAGAGATTACAAAGGTAGCTACATATCAGGAGATTTAGGTGGTGTATCTGTTGGTAATCCAAGTTATAAGAAATATTATAAAGGGATGTTATAATGAGAAGACAGGATAGAATGCCTGCAAGAAATAAAAAGAACTTCAGATCAACGAAGTCTGGGGCAGGAATGACAAGAGCTGGTGTTGCTGCTTACAGAAGAATGAATCCTGGCTCAAAACTAAAAACAGCCGTGACGGGTAAAGTGAAACCTGGATCTAAAGCTGCGAAGAGACGTAAGTCCTTCTGCGCGAGAAGCGCCGGTCAAATGAAAAAATTTCCGAAAGCTGCAAAGAATCCAAACTCTAGACTACGTCAGGCTAGAAGAAGATGGAAATGTTAAGGCAAGCTATATTACAAGCATTGGAAGATAAATATAACGCACAAATTTCTGCAGCTGATGCAACTATAAAAATTTATCTAGAAAAACCTGTGGGTATTGGTGAACATCCACAACATCTAGAAGAGATAGATAAACTTTTA